CCCCAATGTTGAACGAATCCAAACGAGAGACCTCCGGGCTCCCGCTGGTTCGCGAGACAAGGGCTATAGAATCTATATCCCTCGGCTCTTCGAGAATGAGGATTATATCCTACCTTCTCGGAATTCGTCAATCCTTAAAGGATTAACGAATTTCCGTCGACCAGGCTTTAAGCCCGATGGACGGATAAAACTCCAGAAACGGTTAATGACCGAACTGGGGTTTTCCAGACCTTTAGCAAAGGTCTTCCAGTCCCGGACTATCAGAGATATCCGGCGACTGGAACAAACAGTAGCAGGAATCATTGATTCCTTACTACTCTTTGACCAGAATCTCTTTATAAGAGAAGATGGTTATAGTCTTCTAAAACATATTGTTAAGAAGACTCTTACAACCGGGATATTTAATATGCCGCTTGTAATTAAATACTGGAAAGCCTTTGGCAATCTAGTATTTATCAAGTCTACGGATACCGTAACACTTGAGAATTTAAAGAGAAGTCCAGAGAACTTCTTCTTTAAATTATGCACCTGGCCGAAAATCCAGAGGATTATGGAAGGTGCAGAAAGCAAGAAAGATCTAATGGATCTTTCTGCGCTTATATCTTCACGACAACTCCCCACTGGGGACCGCCGTGTAGAAGTCTCGGCGCTCAAAGAGTTTCGAGACTTAACTGGGAATGAGTTTAACCCATCCCCAGAAACTCTTAGAAACATTTATAATGCTTCTAGGATTATCGGCCGGAAATGCCGCAAAGCGGGTCCCGGTCCGTTAAAGGCAAGCCATATTTCATTGGCTGCCTCTGGTTCTCTATACTACACAGTAGAAGAGAACGGAAGAGCCCAGGAAATCAAAGATTCCATTAGGCCCTTTTTAGAGCATGTTCCAAAGGAAGATGCTCTTGTGTATACACCACTGGGATCTCAGAGAGATGTCCAGGGAGTTCCCCGATGGAGAACTTGGTGCAGATCCAAAACGTATGAAGGGTTTCCCGACACACCTTTTGGAGAAGAAACAAAGGAAACCCTTATAGGGTTTCAAGTGTTTCGTCAAGGATATGATGAAGCCATTGGCGATCAGATCCTTTTATGTGCCTGGTTTGCAATGCAAACCGAGCTACATGAAGTGGGAATCCCACTACGGGTCCTTACAATTACTGAACCAGGTTGTAAGGCCCGAATTGTAACCACAGGGCCATGGTGGCTCTATGTGTTACAACAAGCCTTAGCCCACGTAACACGTGGGTTTTTGGCTTCTCACCCGTCGGCAGAAGCTGGACTGGCGAGAACTGATCAGGCATGGCAATACCTTTACCTGATCAGAAAAGCAGATTTCTCCACCTTAGGTGAAGATCTGCTTTGCCTCAGTAGTGACTTAAAGTCAGCTACTGACGCTATCCCAAGAGATGTTGCAGAGCAACTTCTTTTAGGATTTACCGACGGGCTCGGCTATATTAGCCCGCTCGTCGATATCGCAATCAAGCTGTTGAAAACAGATCGATTGTGTCTCGTTTCGAAACTAAACCAATGGTTTATTGCGAAACGAGGAGTCTTTATGGGAGAACCTCTCGCAAAGACTATCCTCACATTACTTAACTTAAGTATGGAGGAAATCGCAATAAGAGAATATCTCCATTGCGATTTTAAAACACCTATCCAAGTACCTTGGAGGTGTTTTTCGATTGCGGGTGATGATCACATCGCAGTCGGACCCAGGGCATACCTAGAAGGTATAACCCGGGCTCATATCAGGGCGGGATCTATAATCTCGCCTGATAAACACGGTTTCTCCAGCAAAGCTGTCAGATACTGTGAGAAGATTCTTAAGGTTAGTAACTTTAAGAATCCTGACTGGACCCCAAAATCTATCAATGATAGTTTAGAGGTCCATGATAGGTCTCCCTTTGTCGATTCGATAAAGGTTAGACTTCTCTCTCCTTGTTCAAAGAACAATGAGAGTTTCAACGACCGTAATACGGCCGTTGGAAAAGCATCATCCTTGGGTAGAACCCTAAGGTGGATACCTAATGAGTTTTATAGCTATAAGCTAAAGAGACTCATACGGGACCGATTCTTTCAAAGAATGGGTCCTTTATTGCCACCAAACACCTCTGGTGTTTATTGGCATCTCCTACTCCCCGATAGTATCGGTGGGTTAGGATTATGGTTAGAAGAGGATATTCCAATCCTAACCAATAAACTACCAGATCCGACAAAGTCGTATCTGATAGATCTTGTCGCTGGCAGAGCGAGCGATCAAGATACAACTTACTTTAAGGGTTTTACCCATAATGTAAGTTACAGAGGTTACGAACTCTTAGAGTCCGAGATCTCTTTAGTCCGGGAATTTTTAATTACCGAACTTATTGCCATGATGCCGGGATACCCGATGCATGAGGCAAGAATAATGGCAGGTATCAGTGATAACCTATCATTAAAACAAGTCAAAAATCGCCTTAAAGGCTTGACTTGGTTAACCGAAGAGGAAGTCTATGACTCCCTCTTACGGCCATTCCTCTTCAAACAGATACTGTCTGGAGAGGCAAAGGTCTCTGCATTTAATACAGAGAGCTTTAAAAGTAGATATTCCAAACTTTGGGATATTTACTTTAAGGGTTCCCCCGTCTTAGACGAGGAAACTCTACGTAAAGCAATGAAATTGTCAAAGACAACATTGTTCTACAATTTCTCCGAGAAAATGGCGACGCCAATTCGAGGAGAAATCCTAGATGTAAACCTCATAGAGGAAATGACTCTAGGATTACCCGATCTCCAGATCCGATGGACTGATATCGGGACGCTCTCCGAGCCTATAAGGCAGGAAGAGCCCGAATTCTCCTATGGAGAATACGTATAGGACGCGTCTTTATAGGGTATAGCCCGAAGGCCTGTCCTCAAACGCGAACTAGTAGGGGGCGTGACTTCTT